TTGTTCGATGAGATGAGAAAATGTAGAGTATTATGCATGAATTGTCATACAATACAAACTATGAAAAATGGAGAACATAAACGATGTGTTGAAACTTATGAAAATAGAACAGGCAGGAAATTTACTAATGTAGTAAAAAAAATAAGAATAGAAGAAATGTCTGTAGAAAAAAATACAGATTTAAATAAATTTTTAATGGTATAATACAAAGATATTATGAAGAATATTAATAAGATTAAAAAAGCTCTTGAAGTAAGAATCAAAAGATACCATGAAGATTTTAGTTTATGCTTGATGGCGGAACAATGGGAAGAAGTTTTATATCGGACATTAAAAGATATTGGACTTTCACCAAAATGGGACAATGATCGTTCACATAAAGTGGGTGAAGATATTTTTGAAAATTCCATTGGTAGAATTTCTTGTAAGTCTGGTGCGATTGAAGGAAAGAAAAAAGACAAGGTGAAGTTTAGTGGTTCAAGAACTGGTAGTTATAAGTTGCTGAAGGAAAAGTTAGAATTCCTATCTTCTTCACATGATGATTTCTATTTCTTGTTGGCAAAAGATAAAAAAGATATTAATAAGAAGAATTTCAAATATAAAGTTCTAATATTTTCTTCTACATCCTGTAAGGTGGACAGATTGAATTGGGAAAAAACCAAAGGCGGATGGAAAGGAAATGGTTCATTTGAGGCAACAATACACAATTCAATGTCCGGTCAGTTATGGACAACTCTTCCATTAAATATGATAGACCATATTATTGATATTAACGGAAATCCATCATGATTTATAAAGGAGATTGTTTAGAAATTCTTCCTACCATTAAGGATTCTTCTGTTGACATGATAATGGCGGATTTACCTTATGGTACAACTGCCTGTAAATGGGATAGTATTATACCATTAGAATTGTTGTGGAAAGAACTAAACCGTATAACCAAACCAAATTCAGCGATGGTATTTACTGCATCTCAACCATTTACAACCATGCTTGCTTATTCCAATTTATCTAATTTTAGATATGAATGGATATGGGAAAAACCACAAGGCACAAACCCTATGAATGCGAAAATTATGCCACTTAAATCACATGAGAATATATTGGTATTTTATAATAAAAGGCCGACTTATAATCCGCAAATGTGGTATTCTACACCATATACAGGCTTTAGTAGTGAAAAGAGTAAGATAGGTGAAGTATATGGAAGTGCAAAATCAAAACATAGAGACAATCCAGAAGGATCAAGATATCCAAAAACAATCCTCAAGATTAAACAGGAAAAAGGTCTTCATCCAACACAAAAACCAGTGGGTCTTATGGAATATCTGATAAAGACCTATACCAACAAGGGAGATGTTGTACTAGATCCTACGATGGGCAGCGGTACTACTGGAATAGCTTGTGTAAATACTAACAGGAAATTTATTGGTATAGAGAAAGATGAGAATTACTATAATATTGCATGTAACAGATTAAACGAAGTAACATTAATTCGATATGAGGATGATGAAACTTTATCATTCATAAAAAATGAAATTTAATTACGAAATGGGACCATTTGATTTTATAAAAGCAATAAATGAATCAAAGGATGTCATGAAAAATGACCCCTTTGCAGAGAAGGATTATATTCCTTTTCTTGTCAACAGGGGTCTTAGTTTCTTCCAAGATACCATTCTCCAAGTCAATGAAATGAATAGGAATCATTTCCTTGATAATAAACTCCAATTTGATTTTTTGATAAATAACATTAGATCACGGAAACGGTGGTCAAAGTGGTTGAAGCCAGACAAAATTGACAATCTAGAAATAGTCAAAATATATTTTGGTTTCGGTAATGAAAAAGCAAAAGAGGCTTTGGAAGTCCTCAGTAATGAGGATATCAAAGAGATTAAAAGTAAACTTGCAAAAGGTGGAGTGGAGAAAAATGACTATAAATATAGAGGAGATGGTGGAATGCACCCTGAAAGAACCGGATGACTTTTTAAAGATTAGAGAAACACTTACTAGAATAGGTGTAGCATCTAGAAAAGACAAAACGTTATTTCAATCATGCCACATTTTACATAAACAAGGACGATATTTCATTGTCCATTTTAAAGAATTATTTGCACTTGATGGTAAACCAACCAATTTTTCAGAGAATGATCAAGCGAGAAGAAACACCATAGCAAATCTATTAGCCGAATGGGGTCTAATATTACTAGTGGATTCGGAACGTACTTCCGAATTAATAGTTCCATTGAATCAATTGAAAATTCTAGCATACAAAGAAAAAGAAGAATGGACATTGACTGCAAAATATAATATTGGGAATAAAAAAGTGACCGATGACTACAGCGAAAATGAAGAGTAAAAGCACATCATTAAAATTCTACAAATTAAACGAACAAGCACAATTACCAGTATTCTCAACGAAAGAATCTGCTTGCTTTGATTTGTATGCAAATTTAGTAGTAAATGAAACCACAGAGTATTATCAAGCGGTTTCGACAAAACGACTACCTAGAAAAGTAGCTTTTGATATAAATAGTAATAGACCATATTTACAAGTCAATAATATGGAAAGAATGTTGATTCCGACTGGACTTATCGCTGATATTCCGGTAGGATATTCTATTCGATTACATTCAAGGTCTGGTCTGGCATTCAAACAGGGAGTTTATCTAGCAAATTGCGAAGGAATCATCGACAGCGATTATGTTGATCCGATTTATGCAATGGTAACGAGCATCAGCAACGTACCAACGCGGATTTATGATGGAGATAGGATATGCCAAGGAGAACTAGTTCGATGTGAAAAATATACATTGGATGAGTCTGATGAACCACCAACTCAGAAAACAGATAGAGATGGTGGATTTGGTTCAACGGGTGTTTAACAAAAATAATAACACCTTTCATATTCAATCTTACAGAGAGGATTTTACCTATGTTAGATAAAGTAACAGGCTGGATGAGAAGCCTGACAGATGCAGGTCTTGCACTTATAGCACTTGGTGTAGTTCTGCAAATTCTTTTTGGTGCCGCAGTTCCTTTTATCGGTCTTGATGTCGTGGGCTCAGTAGTAGCACTCGTTAAATCACTTGGATCAGAAGGTCTTGTAGGTCTAGCAGCAATTTGGGTTTTGTGGGGAATTTACTCTAAGAAGTAAAACACTTGACAAATTCAAATAGTATGTTATAATATAAGTATAAGTGAAGTATATATTATGATAAGAAAAAAGGGTGAACAAAAGGAGTGACGGCTTCTGGACACTCACCCTTTCTTCCACACACAGAGATTATGAAAACAAAATATACATTATTAGTGAAAGAAGGTAGTTATGCTGCAGATTCACTAATAAAATTGATTTGGATAGTTTTTAAACATCGATGTCAACATCTCCTTGCTGGAGAAGGTTGGCGTGATTGAGGTTGTCCATAGTGGAAACCTCGTAACACTCACCCGCTCTGCGTATGAGGGGTGATTTTTTAAAAACCTCGCTTTATAAGGAGGAATTATGGTATTACGCGCATCACATGTCCCCACATCTTTTGGGGATATCGAAAAAGCCCTTGGATTTTCCGTAGGGTACGATTCAATGTTTGATAGGTTGTTTGGTGAATTATCAACAACTTCATCTCAACATGGTCAACAGGGGTATCCACCCTACAACATCCGAAAAGAGGGAGATTCCAAGTATTTCATCGAATTGGCCGTTGCTGGTCTTTCGGAGGATGATCTTGAAGTCGAATTGAAAGAATCCGTTCTAGAAATTCGTTCTAAGCAGTCAAAAGAAGATGAATCTAAGTATGTTCATCGTGGTATTGCTACACGAACTTTCATGAGGTCTTTCACTCTTGCAGATGATATGGTTGTTAAAGGATGTCAATTGGTTAACGGAATGTTAACAGTTGAACTTGAAAAGGTGATTCCAGAAGATAAGAGGGCTCGATTGATCCCGATTAATAAAGATGGAAAAAAGATCAAACAAGTTAATTAAGATTGACATTTTAGTTTGACGATGCGCCCATCAGTACCTATGTACTGGTGGGCTTTTTTTGTTTTTACTATATAATAAAGAATACTTAATAATAACCTTCCATTCGGAGATTAAAAAATGTGTAACAACGAACATTGCGATTGTGAAAATTGCACTTGCGACCCTTGTGAATGCACAGATAAAAGTCCTTGCGGATGTGAATAATTTAGGAGATTAATTATGTTACCAGCATTATTATTTAATGTTATTTCTAGTCTTGTTATAGATAAGGCTTCAAATTTGGCAGCTGAGCATGTGGAAAATATGATAGATGATATTCTTCCAGATAGTGCTAAAAAAGAATTAGATAAAGTTATAAAAGAAGATTCAGCACATACTTTTACAAATGCTAAAGACGCATTAATGGGAGCTGTCGAAGGTAAATTACCTATACTGAAGGCAGATGGAACATTAAAACCAATAGAAGTATCATTTAAAGTTACATATGATCCTACATCGGGGTCTGTTGATATAGAAAAAGAATGAGGAAACATGTCTGAAGTGATTAGATTATCAAAGAATTTTAGTTTATCAGAAATGGTAAAAAGTGCAACCGCAGAACGATTACGTGTAGATAATTCGCCAAGTTCAATACATCTTGTAAATTTAACACATTTGGCAATTCATATTTTACAACCTGTCCGTGACCAATTCGGTGTCATTACAATTAATTCAGGATATCGCAGTCCAGCCTTGAATGCAAAGGTCGGCGGGTCTAGTAAAAGTCAGCATTGTAATGGAATGGCCGGAGATTTTGAAAGTTTTTCCACACCAAATCCAGATTTAGCAAAATGGATTGCTAAAAATCTGGAATTCGATCAACTCATCTTAGAGTTCTATGATGGCAAAAATCCAAATAGTGGATGGATTCATTGTAGTTACAATTTGATGGGAAATCGCAAAAAAATAATGACCGCATTGAAAACTAAAAGTGGAGTTCAATATAAAAATGGATTCGTTTCTGCTTAAAGTACAAGAAATATCAATTAAAACCTATCTTCAATTTTTATTTACTATTGGGGCCTTTAAGGGCCGCTCATGGGTTGACAAACACATAAAAGTGTGTTATAATAGATTAGATGAATTAAATAGTAACTACGATAAACCAACCCGGAATCAATGGTATAAATAAATGCCGAAACAACAATTCTATACTAATGTAGTATGTCTTGGTGATTACATTTTAGAAAGAGGGATAGAAAACGGACGCCCTTTTAATGTAAAGCACGAGTTCCTACCAACATTATACGTTCCTACCAAAAATAAGTCAAAGTGGCACACCCTAGATGGTAAGCCAGTCGGCCCTGTCCAATGGGGAGGCATCAAAGAAACCCGCGCATCTATGAGGAAATATGAACGCGTAGAAAATATGGAAATCTACGGACATTCTAATTATTCATATTCTTTCATTGCTGAAACTTACCCAGAAGAACAAATCGATTATAATTTAGAGCATGTCAAAATCATGTTCATTGATATCGAAGTTGGTTCAGAAAATGGTTTCCCGGATCCACAATTTGCTACAGAAGAAGTTACCGCAATTACAATTAAAATGAATGATGATATTCAGGTTTGGGGTTGTGGTGAATTTAAGAATGATAATGAAGAGATCACATATAATAAATGTGGTGATGAACGACAATTACTAGAACAATTTGTCATGTACTGGCAAAAAGACTATCCAGATGTCATTACTGGTTGGAATACTAGGATATTTGATACTCCATATTTGATTAATAGAATTCGTAAAGTATTGGGGAAACAATGGGTCAAAAAACTCTCGCCTTGGGGATTTGTGAAACCTCAAACCATTTTTGGTATGGGGGGTCAAGAGAGAGAAGTTTACGAAATTTATGGTGTATCCGAAATTGATTATTTAGAAGCATACAGGAAATTTACTTATATAAATCAAGAATCTTATCGATTAGATCACATCGCATATGTAGAACTAGGAGAAAGAAAACTTGATTTTTCTGAAGTATCAACGTTACATGAATTATATAAAACAGATTTTCAAAAGTTTATTGAGTATAATATTCAAGATGTATTGCTAGTAGAGCGTCTTGAGAAAAAGATGAAACTTTTAGAGATGATTATTTCTCTGGCATATTTGGCAAAGTGTAATTATGCTGATGTATTTGCTCAGACACGATTATGGGATTGTATCATTTACAATCATCTTCTGAGGGAGAAGGTGGTAATCCCACAGAAAAAGAAAGAACGTAAAGGGGAAGCATACGAAGGTGCGTATGTTAAAACTTGTCAGAAGGGGAGACATAATTGGATTGTGAGTTTTGACCTGAATAGTTTGTATCCTCATTTGATTAT